CTGCAATGCCTTTGTTATTGTTAGTACGAGACCACCATGAGGTTCAACCGGAGTAGTATCCGCATAGTTACCGTGCTGATCAACATCAAATGCAGAATAATTATATATGTTTTCATATTTGGAATCCGACACTCCTTTCGCGCTGTTACTGAGTGTGCTAGCAAAGAAGCTTTTTCCGGAACCTGTAGGAGCTGTTAGTATCACAGTTGATGTACTCTCAAAAGCGTTTTGTAGTTTTACTAATGCCTTTGATTGTAAATCGGTAGGTTGGTAATTCTTCGGAAAGTGTTGTCTTAAATCCACAACAATATTGTATGAACATATATAGGATTATTCAACACCTATAATACGTACATGTTTGTTAAAGAACCGATTTGTTTTTTCTGGTATATGTTTCGTTATGTTGTCGATTGTGTCTTCGCGACCATGACATAGTGTGTATATTGTATAATCTAAGTTTACAGTCACTGTGGGTGCGTCGTAATTAAATTCAAACGGGTATGGTATTTCATAGTTTTTAGGTTCGTTTTTTTGATTCAACATCAACAAGCAAATACATGCATTCTTTTGTGACACCAGCAGTAGTTTACCGGTTTTGATACTCTTATTACCGCATATAATTCTAACGTTACGTTGTAATAAATCGGTGAATGTATGTTCTATTTTTTCGCGTGTTAACATATGTCAGGATGCCATAAAGGCGATTTTATCTTGCTGGGACATGGTTACAAAGGTTTCGTTGAACACTCCCCAGAATGTATCATCACCAGGGTATGTTGTTATGATATTCACACTTTCCGCGCTAACCATGCGGAAATCTTGCATGAGAATGTCCCATACTAAGCTCAAACCTTTACCTGACACATTGTAAGGGAACCCGGAACCGGATGGGGGCATGTAATTTAGAACAGTCCGACCATTAGTACTGTTGAGTATGGTACTGTCCATGGTGCATAACATTCTTCGAGTCGGTGTGACACCGGGGCGTAATCTACGGCGGTTGAATTTTATATCCAGTACATTGGACTGTAACAGACCGTTTAGCTGGCCAGGGCTCATACTACAGCATCTTCGCCGAGCTTTTCAAGCTTACCGAAGATTCGCTGTGCGTTGATGAACTGTCCTTTCTTGACTGTGATGTATTCTTTACCGGATTTCACTATTAAATTGCTCACCGGTATCCCCATGTTGTTCGGAAACGTTACATAATCTCCGGTGGTTGTAGTTAGTGCACTTTTGCCTTGTAGTATTACTTTACCAATTCTCCAGGCTTTAGGGTTTCCGTTAAGTGGTACTACGATACCATCTCTAATAATCTCTTCTCCAGTTTCGAACCGGTCAGCGAATTCAATCAACACTATATCGTCTTCTAGAGACTCTACGGCGTAACCGATTAGTGTCGAATCTAATGAATCTTCATGCGCGGAGGATAAGTCAATTAAACTCTTGGTCGGTTCAATCGTGTCAATGTTAGCTTTTTGTTGGTTGGTCATATTTTGATAAATCTAAATTTAGTTGTTCTTTATAAAGATTTATCTCCCTTTTGGATAATTCAAGGTTTTTAGCCAACTTTGATACTATCTGTGAGTCTTTATTTTCAGTTTTATGTTTTTTTATATAATTGATTCTAGTGAAACGTTCCCGTGGTACAATATAATGTAAAAATTTATAATGGTCTGATTTGCTCTCAAACACTTGATACATTGTGTTAACCGTAGTGTTTATCACATTACATGTTTGTTTGTTCAGCATGCTGCACCATCTGTTAATTAAAAATGGCTGGTAATCGCTTTGCTGATCAATCGCTTTAATTGATGCGGATTTTTTAGTGAATAATATATTTGATAGATAGTTAAATATGTTCACTTAACTATTGTTTTTGTTGTGGCTAGAAACATATCATCATTCATTTGATAGAACATGTCAACAACCTCTTTCATGAACTGTGTAGCTTGTCTGTTGTCTAGACCGGTTGAGTACGCATGACTAGGGGCTTTGTCTCCAGCAGTGATGTTTATTCCGGTATGACCTAAACTTACATTATCTCTTACATATGTTATGCTCACGCTGCATTTACCTTTGCTCTGTTTGACACCACCCTGTTCATGATCTTTATGCACGATGATATCGTCCCCATCCACTTCGATTGGAGCATGTAAATAGTTAGAGCTGAGCAGGTTGGCTATGTTGGTGTTGAACAGTCGTTGCCAAGCTACTGCACCAAAGGCATCATTCAAGCATGGGATTTCCCATAGAAAGTTTATCGCATCATCGCTATATATAAATTCATTCTTTATGATATCTTCACTGTCAATCATTCCATCCGCTTCTACTAGCATGGGGCTCCTGAAGGCGATAATATTACCAATCGGTAATGTCTTTTCTCTAAAAAATTTATATGCGAATCTATTATGCAGTAGCTCTCCGTCGTAATTTTCAATACTATTAACAATCATACATATATTATAACTGATTAACGCGGTGTTTTCAAGTGTTAATCATGTAAATGTACATCTGCTAAAGACAGCATCTCCTCATATTTTTGAGAGGATTGGTTATATAATTGATGTATTAATTGATGTAATGGGTTTGCATCAATAGGCATGCATGAGCCTTTACTCCGGATAAAATTTAATTTAGGTCCATGAAAATGCTTGATCCTAGCTTGGCTGTCTGACAAGGTACCATTATTCATGTAAGGTGTCCAGTTCCAATACCGGCGTTGGAGTCTGGTGATTGTATTCACCGGATAAAAATTGTTGAGAGCTGCTTGATCATAAGGATTAAATGTAGCAATCCCTGTGTTATATACATACTCCATAAATGATGAGTATGTGTTTTGCATATATTCAACATTCATTACCATTACTCCCGTGTTGTAGTGTCGTTGTGCATCACCTTCAAAACTACATGCGAATCTAGGAATACCGTCAGTAGTTAGCATCACCGGATTCCATTTGTCTGTAAAGATCACATCAACATCCGTATATAGTACGTGTGTGGGGTTGATATCTAAGGAACGTACTATGTTTGGTATTTCAACTCTCAACCATGCTCCTTTCGCTATTCCATGATTGAATGTATCACTCATATCCTGATTAATACTATCAACAAGTAATGTTTGATTACAGTCTAACATTGTAACATTTTTTGATACTAACCAATCATACATATCACTCTTCTCCCCGGTGTATAAACACCAGGTCTTTAAATTAGTGTTCACCCGGCAACTGTTAATTGCTATTTTGAGATGATCTTTGTATATAGATGTTTTTAAGCTATCTAAATTTACGCCGAAAAAATTATGATGTAAGGTTATTTCCATTTGTCCATTTAAATTTTATATCAAACTCTTTATTATTACTGTAATTCCAATCACCAATGTTTAGTAACGCTCTAGCCTTTTCGCACCCTATACCGGTATTGTTAAGGTCAGCAAAATCTTTAATGTTTAAATTAAGCGATGCAACGTCCTGTTCGCACTTTTGTTTGTAGTGATCTCGACCTATATCGTGATAGTGTAAGTAAACTAAATCTGTAGATTTATAATTTTTGTTATCACTAATACCGCTATGATTACCATGATCGGTTTTTTTGAATGTCTTACTATAGTAAAATTTTTTACAGGAACGTTCTGATTTCCATCTCCATCTCCATTTTATGATCTCCTTGAAAGGGTCTTTATTATAAATTTTATGTGGTACTGAAAATAATGAACCGGTCGTTTTGTACATACTACCATCTCGTGGTAGGTTGTGTAAATACTCTTTAATACACCCAGCATTGTTGATTACATTATCATTAATATGTAAGACTAAAAACTCATCACCGTCGATTGGGATTAATATACTATCTTGGTTTTGATACCTCTTCATTAATGTTGTCAAGTATGTACCTTTTGAACTATAGTCACCGTGTTGGTAGATATTTATTCCATATTTTTTTTTATATCGCTGCAGTATTTCCCATGTACCATCAGTCGATCCATTATCTACTACATGTATTAAAAACCACTTAGAGATGCTCGCATGGTGTTGTAACCACTTTTCAATAAAAACAATTTCATTTTTAACATAACTAAAAAATCTTATACACATTGAATGATTTCTAGTTCCTTAATTATCATTTGATCCCATGCAGACAAGTTAGAAAAATCCACACCATACATTGCTATCTTAGCTCCACTATATTTATTTTTGATATATAATGCAGTGGCCGCTTCTACCCCAGGTATCCTACCAGTAGAAGGGTCATAGTGAGAGGTGTAATACTTTATATCCATTGTTTTAAAGCTTCTATAATCACCATACACCCATGTTTTCTTGAGCACTTTTTGCTTATTATAAGCATCCCGGGTATATATCATAATATTATTATTTCCGGTATGTTGGGTGCAATATTTACCCATATTATAATCTACTACATACATCCCATGTCCTTGAGCCTTGGCTGTATTATAATCGCCGAGAATAGGATATACATTATCAAACATTGATAGTTTTCGATTGTCAGTAGATTTAATACTACCAGTTATAAGAACTGTTGTTTCTGGGTTTAAATCAGTATATTTTGAACAATTCTCGATAGTTGTATCTATTTTAGTACCGAATCGTTGATCCCATCTTTTCAAGACAGTGCTAATATTATCAAATCTACTAGTATATCTATTCTCCTGAGGGACTGCTTCCGGAAGTTCTTTAACTATATCACTTTTAGATTTTGTATATTTAGTATTTTTTTTGTAATTTAACTTCGTATATAGTTCATCTAAAACTTGCTGTTTTAGCTTCTCTTCAGCATCAGTTAACTTATCAGAATTATTTGCAGTCATTGTCAACCATTTCCTCTACTAACTGTTCAAAGGTTGTGACTGGATACCAACCTAATTGTGAGTTTGCTTTAGTTGCATCACCGAGTAATTCTTCAACTTCTGCTGGTCGGAAATATTTGGAATCTATAAAAATTAAATCATTACCCGTGTTTGTATCATAACCAATCTCATTTACACCGGTGCCTTTCCATTTTATATTATAACCTCTACATGCAAATGCACGTTCAATAAACTCTCTAACAGAATAAAATTTATTTGTTGCCAGTACATAATCATGAGGTTCTTCTTGTTGAAGCATTAACCACATACCATGTACATAATCTCTCGCATGGCCCCAGTCTCTTTTAGAGTCAATATTACCCATCACCAGGCGGTCAGACTCACCTTTAATTATTTTGTTAAGACCTAGAGTTATTTTCCTAGTCACAAATGTTTCACCTCTTCTAGGACTTTCATGATTAAAAAGTATACCGGTGCATGCAAACATGTTGTATGACTCTCTGTAATTTTTTGTTATCCAGTAACCGTACATTTTCGCGCAACCATATGGAGATCTAGGGTAGAATGGTGTGGTTTCTTTTTGCGGTACCTCTTGAACTAAACCATATAACTCGCTAGTACTAGCTTGATATATTTTAGTTTTATTTTCCAAACCGAGTATCCTCACAGCTTCTAGTACCCGGAGGGTGCCCATCCCATCAACATCCGCAGTGTATTCCGGAATTTCAAAACTCACCTTCACATGACTTTGAGCACCTAGATTGTAAATTTCTGTAGGTTGTGTTTTTTGTATGATGTTTATAATGTTTGTTGAGTCTGTTAAATCACCATGGTGTAATGAAATCCTATCATATATATGATCTATCCGGTGAGTGTTTATCAACGACGATCTACGCACAATCCCATGCACTTCATATCCTTTATCTAATAGTAATTCTGCTAGATATGAACCATCTTGACCAGTTATTCCTGTAATTAGTGCTATTCCCATGTTACATTATTTACTTACGTATGTTTGGATATCTACTTAAGAAATGTTCGACTGTAGATGATATACCGGGTTCTAACTCGGTGAATTGCCCGGGGCGCGACCACTCCGGGAGGATATTGAGTAGCTTTGTATTGTCTGCTGTTTTTTTATACTGTCCATCACTAAACTTATCGTCAAATACCAATGCATGTTCATAATCAAAAGCCCGGGCGATATATGTGGCAGCTTGCCCAATTGAATATTCAGCAGAAGGGCTCACTATTATATTTTCTTGATTTATGATGGGTATGAGCTGTAAAATTATATGAGCAAGATCATCGGCATGTATGAACTGTCTTAGTGGTTTACCGGTACCTCTTACTTCGAATTTTCCTCCGGAGTTCTTAGCTAAATAACATTTGTGTATGAGAGCTGGTATCACATGCGCATCTTCTAAGTGGTAATTGTCGTTGTTACCATAAATGTTGGTTGGTATGATACAGTTGTAGTTTGTATTGTACTGACTATTGTATGCACGGCAATGCACATCGAGCATGCGTTTTGCATATGCATATGCATCGTTTGATTCATGCGGTTCTCCAGCATGTAACATGTCTTCATTTATAGGATATATTGTATCATCCGGAAATATACATGTTGATAACATACCTATAAATTTAGATACTCTGTGATGTGAACATGCTTTGATAATATTATAATTCATTAACATATTATCTTCAAACAACTGAGTTTTAAAATTCATGTTTTTGTACAAACCACCTACATTAGCCGCTAAATGTACCACACAGTCCGGTTGAGATATCTTCACAATATCGGTTAATTTATTAAAGTTTCTGAGATCACAATCTTTAGATGATAGATATTCTATATCGTAATCGGCATACATATTTGAAATATCATTGATTGCGGAACCTACTAGGCCCGAGCCACCGGTTATAAGTATTTTCATATTAGTATATATCTTGTAACTTACAACTCTCAACGTACCCAGCGTTGGCGATGTTATAAGTTTGTGTTCTAGAGTTTTGCATGTGCATGTGAAGTGTTTTTATATCCACACAAGGGTTGTATATTGAACGTTGGTAATGCTTGTACACTTCACTCAATTTGCTGTCGCATGCCACTTTTCCCATATGTATTAGCTCCAGTTCTGATGGTATCAATATTGGTGTTTTGAAGCACCAAGTATCTTGTGAATATTTGTTAGGTTGTTCATGTTCATGAAATATTGATATATCTGTTTCTGATACAAACTCCCATCGTGTCAGAGCCAGGAGATTGTTGTTCATATTGATCGATTGTAGTTTATGCACATCGTCTGTTACTACAATGTCTCCATTACATACACACCATAGCGCGCGGCTCTTCTGGGTGTTGCAGTATTCAAATAGTGTTTTGAAACTAGGTCTCCCATCATGTGGTACGATTGTCAATTTTTCATGAGGAGATATGAAATGTTCTATTTCGCCTCCGCAATTATCCCACATAACGTGTACATGGTTAACATGTGGGTTGTTTAAATTTAGTTGCAACGCGAGTTTGTACTCTTCTACACGCTGTGGGTTTTTATCTACATACAGACTAGTCAATATATTAACTGATATATCATTATGATGTTTATGATATGCATTTGTTACATGTTTTTCAATTTCTTTATAATTTATGTCTTTTAATCGTATATGCCGGCCTTCAAATCTCCCGTTTGTTACCCAATGTTGCTCAGCTTTAGTAACATCATAGCCAAACGCCTGCTTCAAATCCGGGTATGAATTTAAATAATCTATAAAATCAATTCTACCTATGTCCGGGTACTTTATCAATTTTAGTCTTTCATTATTCCATTTCCATAGTAACGAGACACATCCGGGCGGATATCTTTAGGTATTTTGAAAATTCCGGAAGATGGTTTTTGCATTTCCGGGGTAATATTAAACAATATATTTATACCACTACCTATTGTTATTTTAGTAACATCACCTATTATCCTGTCTGATACTATCGGAGCTAATGCCCCGCATGCGAGTATTACAACATCATATGTATCTATTATTTTGTTTATCTCATTAACGACGCGGTCTGTAGTGACCATATGATTCACATCCGGACCGGAGTTTCCAAAGCATGAGGGATATTCTACATATCCGATGCTAGATATATTATGATTATTATTTTTAATATACTGCTCTTCACACGTTTTTCCCATATTACTTACAATTAAGACTCTCTTGTTATTACAAGCATTAACACAGAGTTTAAGTGACTCATCATACCAGTTATTAATATCTTGAGTCATTGGTTCAAAAATCTTCGCGGTGTTGATTTCTAAATCCGGTTTGTGCCAGGTGTTCCAATTCCAGTTACCAACATGAGTTGCTACATAACAATGTTTATACTCTTCTATAAATGTTTTCATGTTTGCATTACATTGTATACCAGAGTGCATGAGAACTAAAGGGAATGATGAGTTCTTTAATGCGGTTTTGTAACTATCGATCCATTGCTCCAATGCCGGAGAATTGACTATATCATCTAGGCCCTGTTCATCATTACCGTGTATATCAATTGTACTATCATACAACCCGGCGGTATTGTACAGCCATCTACATGCCCACTTCATGTTTTTCCACGGATTATTCATCCATTGTATGCTATCTAATTTACCCTTTTCTTTCAAGTGATGAAGGTACAGTAGACCACCTTCTGAGCACCCGACCCGATTGAAGCTGTAATTATTATCTTTCATATATTTAACAATTATTTTCTATGTCTAGATTTCTAAATGTAAAGCTGTCTAAATGGTTGGGGAATGTTTCAAATTGAATCTTTTGTTCAGTATACACCTGGTAATATGACTTAATTATATTCACATTACCAATCACTTTATTAGTGTGAAGGCATGGTTGATAGTTCTTTATATCAAAATTAAGCTGTTGCTTTACTGAGCTGTACATTAAAGATCTAGTATCAGTGACTTGTATATTAATGATACCATCCCCTTCATAAAAAGGTTTATAATTATCTACAAGCTCTAACTCTACTAACTGGGAGAGGATATAATTGTAAATATAATTTGTAGGGTGATTGATAGAATAAAATAATAACTTATCACGCCAGTTATTTTTTATATACTGAGATATTGTAATGGGGATTGCTTCCGGATAATCACTTACTGCTATATCTTCTCTATCCTTCAAGAGCTGTATCGTACCGGAAATATGATCTAGTAGTTCCCGGGTTTCAATATAGTCCGGGTTATTTACTACTTCGTCTTGAAAGGAATGTATATCCTTATTGTTTATATGATATTTTATCAGATTTAAATATTGATAGTCACACGGGGTAGTAACTAGCTCTCCATGGATAGTTTTAATGTATACCTGGTCTGGAAAATATACACCACAAAATATGGATGGTATTAAAATTAAATGTGAATCCTTTCTCTTGGTTTTAAGTATAAATTCCGTGTCTAGATATGATTTCCCTCTATAACCAGGTTTAATAGGCTGCGTAATAATTATATCCGCTGCTTTAATTAGTTTAGTGAATTGGTCCTGAGTCATATCTGTCACATAACACAGAACACAATTCCGTTTCATATTAGCAAACGTATTAGAGTTGGCTAACCTAGAAGTTTGGCAGTTTCCGTAAAATAATATGTTCATTTGGCCTTAGTTACTATTAATATTTATATAAGGTTTTATATAAATCACTCATGTATGTTTAGGTTATATTGCTTTAATAAAAACTGTTTTTTAGTGTTTACATTTTTTGTTCGACCGTATGATCTGTTATTTATAAGGTAAAATGCTAATGGTTTAGAGTTGCCCTTAGCTATGTTTAAGTTCATGTCAATACACTTCAACCATAAAGCATAATCTGCAACACTACCATACATTTCCTCATTAAAATATCCAACAATTTCATGTATATCCCTCCGCCATACAGGGCAGGAATGACACGGGTTCCTGGTATCTTTTGTACTTTTATCCCATAAATCAGATATATGTAACGGTTGACCAATCTCACGTTCAGCAAACCATACATGATCTGAGTTTAGATATTTTGTTTTATAAACGGGGAGATACTTACTACCTACATACACAGGTGCATATGTAACATCTACAGTAGGTGTACTATCCATATAGTTTATCATTTCCATCGAAAAATCTGGGTGGTGCCTATCATCTAGATTGGCGTTTGTAATATATCGCCCAATAGATTGTTTAATTGCTATCTCCCAGCACTTGTAAATTCCTGGATCCTTTTCCTTAGATATATTGATTAATTTAACGTTATGATTTGTCTTTTCAAACTCTACTATCTTTTTTTGGGTTTCTTTTGAGTGTGAATCATATATATTAACAATAATTAACTCTAATTGTTCCGGATGTTTATAATTTTGATTTGTAAAGTCTTTACAGAAATCACTAAAATATTTATCGGCGTTATATAATGACGTTATCCAGGATAGTTTAACAAGTGAGTTGTCATTTTCTAATTTCTTCAAATCGTAGCATATTTTCTGATTGAAAGTTCGCTGAGATATATGAGTTTTATCTAGTTTTTTGAGGTAATCATTTGTTCGTTGAACTAGTTTGTTAAATTGTTCGACTGTTAAACATTCAATATCAGATATATCATCATAAAACATAGGATATTTGGCACCTATATACTGTTCAAAACTGGGATGTCTATTTAAAATCACCGGTGTTTCACACCGGATACACTCTAATAAAAGGTTGCTAGCCGTAACATCAAATGCATCCATATATAATATATTCTCTTTGAAGATTTTTACATATTCGTTATCCTCTAAGTGACCTACAAATGTAACATTTTTCATCGCCGGGGTGATTATATCAGTGAAGCAGCTAAAATCTTTTTTAACTAAAACATTTTTATTCAAACATACTGGTAATTTGATATCATTGAATGTTTTTAAATTTCTCATCCACCACCCTATATGATATATTTTTTTATTATTTGACCTGGTGTACGAGTTATAGTCAAATCTAGTGGTTATATTATCTGTGATGGGATGATTAGCGGATAATATTTTATTTTTTAAAAATGGATATTTTTGTTGTATTTCAGGAGAGGTTAAATATTTTTTATGTGTCTGTGAGACTGTATATATGTATATACATTTGTCCATTAAGTCCATGTCACAATTACCGTAATATGCATCATTACTTATAAGTACTTGATCTGTGTTTTGCGATAATAATCCGTTAAAGTTACCTGGATTATTAGCTATTTGTGTATTTAGTTCAGATAGAGTTTTAGGGGTTGTATTTTTGTACTTGGATTCCCATTCAACAAATGGTGGGTTGTGTACAAATGTTATAAGCTTTACATCTTTATCTAAAATGGTGTGAATTATTTGCCGTCTCTTCTCTAAGTCCCGGCCCCAGGTGGTCAGTTCCTCTAGCCACGGATTGAAGTAAATATCATGTTGGTATTTACGTGTGAATATACTTTGGTTTTTTAATTCTTGATATAAGCTAGTCATTACACCTTTCCAACCGTAAAGGTGTGTACCGAACCATTCTTGCGCGATAGAGCTATCCATTAACATACTTGAATTGCCTAGCTCCCAATCCCTGTAACGCGGCAGCTTTGATATTGTTGTATTTACTACGGGCCTAGAACCATTTCGATTTTCATATCTACCGAATGTCATCCAATGCTGGAATGCACGAGATGTTGTATTGTACCCAGCTGCAACAACATCCGGGTACTGCTGCATATAATAGTTAGCATCAAAAATCTGTACCGGAGGCTTCTTCACGATGTCCTCAGATAGTGATGCATCTTTATGACCGTGAATATTCTCTATAGCTGTAGCAAGATCTATATTGTTAGATTTCATTAAACTATATATATCAACATCCGGGTATAACGATTTAAGATATTTTTCAGATGTTATTCTGTTCTCTTTTTGTCCATTAGTTATATAATGCTTTTGCAGACTATTTACACTCAACCCATGTAGATCTTTATATGCAGCTGAATAGAAATGTGGGTCAAACAAGCTCATGAGGTAACATACACCTGGTTTTTATATATCGTTTGGTTATTATATTCAAAATTTTCTTTAGGTTTATTATCGTTTATATATTTGTTTAAACTATTTAAAAATGTTGAACATAGATTTAAATTATTATTTAATGTTAAGTACCACTCTTCTGCAGATATAAAATGTTCTTGCTCTATAGATAGATATGTTATATTTTCTCTAGAAAGTTGTAAACATTTCAACAGGTCAGAATCATTTGTATAGTAAAAATAAATATGAAATTCAGGATATTGTCCGGAAATCTGGTTCAAATTATCAAACATAGCTGTATCATGTTCTCCAGGTTGGTAGTTAATTATCAAAGCGAATCTATTATATACTGTAGAGCTCTCCTTTGTAAACTCTTTTTCTCCCGGGGATGAATCTGATGATACTGCGATTGGCTGTGGGGTTTCAGAAACCGCTGAGGAGTGGTTTATGGCTCTACCTTCAGCAAAGCCGTGTGTCATATAATGTAATTTTGCATGTAACTCATTATTAGGTACATCAGTATATTCTCTTTTGTAAAATGTAATGTCAAAGTCCGGGGCATTATTATCAAAATATTGGTCCATTACGTATTGATTTGGTACTCTGTTTTCTTTCTTTCCGGATGAGTCATAATGTGTCTGTAGTTTGTCATCCGGAAGGAATCTCAAATCTGGGTACAGTTTTCTATAAAATTTTATATCAACAATGTTACTCATAACAACCAAAACGCGCGTTCCCATGCATGTGCTAATGTACCGTCTGATTTTATAGGTTCCTCTTCAAATAATTTATCGTGTTCTCTCAAGTCTAAACTATTCTTAATATGTTCACAGTAATTTGATGTACACCAGAACATTGTACCTGCATGGAACTTATATACTTTCATGTTATTAATATTTAGCTTTATTTTAGTGTCTAGAAACTTCAGATTTTTATAGTTTATATTTGTTGATATATGCTTTTCTCGGATCTCAAATTTACTTACACTGGTTATGCCAGTGTCGGTATTATTTAAACAGTTGTTGTACTTACTATAATTCTCCGGTTTTAATAATCTTTCTAGATAAAACTCGCGCCAATTGTCATGTAAATATGTGGTTTTTTTAGTGTGTATTTTACATATCATATCATAACTCTTATACCAAGAGTTGGATATAAAATTTAAGAATGATCTAACATCTCTACCCCTATTTTGTGTCCAATTCAATATGATATTTACATTATACTCTGCCCGGGTATTTTTAATCATTTGAACCGCGGTGTTAGTACTGTTTACATCACATAGATATACATACATATCGATACTGTCATTTACGTACTGGCTCAATTTAACTACATGATTGTACATCTCTTGAAAAAACTCCGGGTAGTATACATAACATACAATTGCGATACGTATGTCTTTGCTATCAGTTATATTTTTAATAGATACATCATTAAATACTCGCCCGGTGATATCTTTCGCATGTTTATGTAATTTTAACATATGTTTACAATCTGCTCCAGGTTTTATATATTTACATTTACTATATACTTGAGACACCAATGATTTTACAGACTCATCAACATGGTCAGATATTATATAAATATCACCGGTATATAACGGGTTATTTTTTACATAGGTGTAAATAGTAACCACAGTCATATCATCATCATGATCATGTCTCAAATATACAGCTGAATTCATTTAATTTATTTATTGGTTTTAAAGTTTAAAATCCATTGTTGCTTGTCTGTATCTAGTGCATCGAACCATGGTTTCAATTTGTATGTATAATCGTATTGTAATCGATATTTCGCCTGAGTGGAACGAGTGCGTGTTTGACTCTCATGATGTATTGCAGAGACTTCATTTATATACCAGTTTATCCGACCGGAAATTATATATTTCATGTTGAGTTGTATATCTTCCCAACATTCAGTGAATTGTGTATCAAAGCCGCCAATTTCATCGAAAGAATCCTTACTAGTCATCATGAACGCGGCAGTGTTACCAGTAATCGCGCCTGTGTCATGTCTCTTATTGTACTCTCCATATCCTCGATGTGTACATTGTAACAATCCGGAAGAGTCCACATACGCAATCTGACCAGCATGTTGTGTGGCTCCGTTCGCAAATTTCAAATGACAACCTACGCTTCCGATATGTTTGTTTGACACGATCCAGTCATACATTGGATCGATACAATTTTCAGTGAGCTCCACATCATCATTACAAAATAGTATGTACGGTTCTTCGACAAGGTGCTTCACTATGTCGTTGTTGTTTGCAGCAAAATGATACTCAGGTAGACTATACATCGCACAAGTAGGTTTATCAAACAGTGCTGCGAGGTTGGCTCGATTGATGTTGATGTTGACCTCGTCGCTGCCTGTGTCTCCAACATATATTTTGTAACTTGTGGTGATGGTGTGTTTGGCAATACTATCAACACACTGTTTTAATAGTTGAGGGTTGTTCTTGGTCAAAATTATAATTGCAACTTGCTTGGGCATGGTATAATTACTTACACATGAAAAAGAAAAAATCTCTTCCGGAAAAACATCAGCTGGGTACATTGGCATGGGACCTGGACTTCAAAATAAATTATGAGTTTAAATCAAACGATATTCATAAAAGTTTTGTTGGTAGCATGTTATCTTCAGACTCTAAAATGCTGTTTGTTGATGGCCCCGCCGGGACAGCAAAGACATATCTCGCGGTTTACGGAGCGTTATGTTTGTTGAAGAAGCATGCAGTTGAAGAGATCGTGTACATTCGAAGTGTGGTGGAGAGTGCCAGTAACAAGTTAGGGAGTCTACCGGGGGAGGTTGATGATAAATTTTTACCATGGAGCATGCCGTTGATTGAGAAACTAGATGAGCTTGTGAATATACCCGCGAGGAAAGAGCTGATGGAGCGTGGCTTCATCAATTGTTTACCGGTGAATTTCGTTCGTGGGTTGACATTTCATGACACGTTTGTCATAGTGGATGAAGCTCAAAACATGACAAGTAGCGAGTTGATAACAATATTGACTAGGTTTGGAGAGAATACAAAATTTGTTGTTGTAGGTGATAGCAAGCAACGAGACATTGGCAATCGCTCCGGGTTCAAACCAGTGATGAATTGTTTTGACAATGAGGAGTCAGACGCTCATGGTATCTACAACTTTGTGTTTGGTGAAGATGAGATAGTCCGGAGTAAAATTTTGAGATTCATTGTGTCGCAGTTGGAGAATATTGAATGAACATTGTTCATATGTCCCGAACACCTCTTGCCGGTGCTCCGAAGATGCTTTGTCGTGCGTTGCAAAAATATGATCAACGTTCGAATAAATACAACTATATACATATAACCCCGGAAACTGTAAATGCTGCAGAAACAAAGCATCATGTAATGAATGCGGATATTATACATTGGCATAATGAGGTTTACTTCCCTATCTACAACGCAGTAAAAAATAAAAAACATGTGATACAGTATCATAGTGAACCTGGAATAAGTGGTGTAGGTCGAGCCCCGGTTCCTAGCAACTTTCGGGAGCTTGTTATTGCTCAGTACCATTCAGCATTGAATTATTTCAAACACTGTACACCTGTTAGAAATATTATAGATATTAATTTAGATGTAGATATTTCCACCTATCGACAATCTGATGTAATTATATGTTCATCGCTATCCACACACCGGTTTGGTGTGTGGCAAACAAAAGATGTTGAGAGACATGCACATGTAATGAGACGAGTAACTGAACATTTCAAAGGTAAAGTAAGTATATATTACAAGAATTTGAACAACTTACCATGGTCAGAGGTGATGAGACATAAATACAACAGCGACATTGTGTTAGATGAGTGTGTAACCCCTAGTTATCATCTAAGTTCATTAGAGGGTCTAGCATGCGGGAAACCCACTATATGCTGGGTAGATGATCGTGTAGAGAGAGAGTTACTCAAGAGCTGTAAAAGTGATACAAACCCGTTCATAGGTACGTATATCGGATGGTTAGAGGACTTTCTTGTTGATTTGATCGAGAAAGGTCCGGAAAATCTCTTACAAATAGGTAAAAAATCATATGAATGGTATAACAAGTACTGGAATTCGCACGATATAGTTGCTGAATTTAATGCGATATATAATGATATATGAAGATAGCTTTACTGTGCCCGACCCGAGAACGATTAGGTCATATCAAACGTTTGAAGAGATCAATCGAACGTACCGTACATAGTATTGATAATATTGCATTATATATAGGTGTAGATTTTGATGATGTAAAGACATTAAAAGAAATACAGCTATTATGTCAATTCAATTCATGGGTTAAAATTATAAAATTACAAGAGTATGGTAAATGGCCAGGTTTAGGGGTTATTTGGAATGAATTAGCTGCTGTGGCGCCGGAAGAAATATTCGCGATGGTAGGTGATGATTTTATATTTAAAACCTATGGGTGGGATCATAAGATCTTAAAAGAGTTTATAAACGGACCGCGAGATAAAATTTTAATGGTGCATTGTAACGATGGTATACATGGTCCGGGAAATAAATATTCAAACTCATATGGTCTCAAACCCGGTCGTGTGTTAGCTGTGAATCCATTTATACATAGAAAATATTATGAGTTAAATGGTTATTACTTACGTAACGAATTCAAACATCAATTTTTAGATACATGGCTAGACAATACTTTCCATACTATTGGTAGAAAAATATATCGACATGATATTATGATTCAACATTTGCATTTTTCCCAAATTAATATTGTGGATAATGTCACATTGAATTTAAGACAGCGCTCAGTATATAATACTGAAAAACTTTTGTTTGCGAAGATGGTACAGGATAGAGAGCTGGAAATTTCTAGGTTAAAAGAGTATATTACAAAGTTAAAAATATAATTAAGCTGTATAACAGTATATCTCATCATAAATAATAATATGGCAGAAACACGCAACATAAAAGATCTACCTCAAGCAGATGCTATAACTAGCGGCGATTATTTTCTAATTGAAGCGCCGGCAGGAACTCAATTGTTATCATTTGATAATTTTGTCATAGACCAAGACAACACCACTTTTGCTGTAGATCTACAAACCAACATGTCAACCTTGTCTACGCAAGTCACCGCGGTGTCATCTGATCTAGATTTGACCGGAGCGAATGCTGCGAGTAAATTGTACATTGTGAACACGAGCCTCACCGAGAGAATAGATAGCATGATCGATGTGCTATATGGGGAGACGTTTGAAACAACATTGCAAGAATTCCGGGATGCTAATGCGCTAGACCCGGAAACCGCAGAGACAAGAAATTATGGTAGTCATCTACAAGCATTGAGCGCCATGTTGTTCGATACGTTCTGGACTAGAATGAACAGCATCAGTTCCGCGGTGATGGGAACCGGATCGACATCTATAACATCAGAAGGAAGGAATTTAATATACACCAGTGGTGGGGAGTCCAATCCGGCAGACAATGACGGAGGTCTGTTAGGTGCTGTAATTGACACTGTTCGAAGCACAGTTGACGTGTATCTGGCCAATGTAACGGGTCAGTTTGACAACACAAATACAGACACTGTACAGTTCAGCGTGACCATGCCCAGCAGATACATTGTCAACAAGGGAAGTTTACAATTTAATGTTGAACTAATGAATCAAGCTGCTATTGGAGATGCCGGAGACAATCCATACACCAACCCCGGAGTGTTCGCAGTGGCTAATTACAGTGAAGCACCAGCTGGTGGAGATGGAGTCACATACCAATGGTCAGTCAGAAGATGCGGTGGTGCACCATTCACAGATGCCACATATCCGATTAGATTGAACGGAAGAGTTGTAGCAGGAATTTAGATGTGAAACTTTAAAGCTTTGTTCATCTTTTCTAACAGAGCTTTGGGTCGTTGACCAGATTCCATCAATCGATTGTATTCAGCTTTGAACGCGTTCACAAAATCTTCGCTTAGTTCGAAATTTCTAGGGTAGAACTGTCTTCGGACGGTTCTGATACTACTAACATTTTCTTGATACATCTCATCAACATTTTTCTTAAACTGGTCCATATATTTATTTATGCTAATCAAAGCTTTCCGTCTGGAAAAACGTCTGTAGGTTCAATACCAAACTTGGATAACTCTTGCCAGTCTATCTCACAATCTTCTTCTTTGTAAGCTTCACCATTATCAGTAACATACAAGCTTGCTTGTCGAATTCGTTCCCGTGGATTACCAGTTATTCGAATCACTGCTGGTTTGTCATCGTCATGAAAGAATATACTACCATCTTGATGAGAGTAAGCCTCTACTTGTTTGAACAAGTTGTCTATTTCTGTTATGTACTCTTTATCTGTTTCCCTGAAACCATCTTCAACTATATCAACACTACCGTCTAGTGGTATATATATTATCAAGTCAACAAATCTCATGGCTTCTTTAACTATAGGGATACATGACTCAATAAAATCTTCGTCAATATCTGAATTTTGTTTATCATAGGCATGAATGGAATATACCAGGTTATCAATAGGACATCTATCAAATACTACACATTCATTTTTTCTATATTTCATGTGCTGCTCAGTCATGAAATCTAGAATGTCTTGTTGTGTTTGTTTGGTTGTGTTGGCGCTGTGAGGTAAATTATTTTCTATTACAATATCTCTGTATGTTTTTTTTGGGGTGGTGTATACATCCTTCCAGTTGTCTAGAAAATCATTTATAAATGTACTCTTACCCACACATGCGGTTCCTATTACAGCTACTCTCATGTTTATATTTTATAGTAAAATTGTATGTAAATCAACGTTTACTATCGTCTTGTGTGAATAATATTTTTACACCTTTAGGTATGTGAGTCTTCAACCATTTCCTGAATGCTTTACTAGGTGGAACGGTGTTTACTTTCACGAGGATACTCTTGTTTTCATCAACCATATATATCGCGATTTTCTCGTTGAAATTTTCTCATTATGACACCTGCTAGAGAGTTGGCTTCGTTCTCTATAGGACTACCATCGTCGCCACTCCCGGGAGATAATCTACCATCTTCATGTTGTTTTGCGTGTACCAATTCATGAGCTATGCTTCTGAGTATGTCAACCAACGCTCTGCCTTTGGTCAGCACCTTGATCTCACGTGTCACAGGACTGTAACAACCAGTCGTCATGTCTTGTTCAGGTTCATCGACAAAACCAATTTTACATGGGGTCTGTATGTTTAAACCATGGTTACAAAAATCTATAAACTTGTTTAAAACATCTCGGTTTTCATATAACGTTACAAAATTTTTGAACTTGTTCACATGTTTATTTATTCAAGTTGATCTCTTTTGTGAGCTTAACCTCCTGGGCTTGATTCACACCTACAATACTGTCATATAGCCAGCTGCATGCTGAACTAGCTAAACCTATAATTATGTGCTGTGTGTAATTCTCGTTTGTAAAATGACTCAGCACGAATCCGGACCAAAAGCCTATACATAATGTACATGTTAAAAAATCATCAAGTATACTAGACTTAGATCTTAACCAAGATCTAGGTATATTGAAGATACTACCATATACGATTATGGCAGTAGCGCCAGTACTAGCAACTAACTGCAACCAGTATGGTATCACTGATTACCTTTTTTGCTTTTTCTTCTCTAACTGGTCTATAGCTTGATTGAGCAATTTGGCTTGATCAATATCCATTCTCACCTTGTTACCGTGATCATCGGTTATTGATAATTGCTCATCATTCTCTAGATTTACTACTGGGCATTTAGCTTTGCCGCAACACAGCACAACACCACCGTTTAGTTGTCTTAACATTGTCATGTAATTATTTATACTCCAGTGGTCTGATCCCAAGCACTTACATGCAATCTAGTTAAACCTGTGTAACCATATTTTTTACCCATCTCCATACAAAATTTGGTACGTTCATGATAATTTTCTTGTTTATCTAAACCAGGCATCATCAACACACGTTTAGCCGGGATGCCGAACGGTAGGATAAAATCTCTTTCAATCTCTCTCAAACATTCTTCCGTACTTATAACAAATTTAAACCAATAATTTTTGTGTTGCATGATACGCTCTAGAGCCTTGTCATTTATACGACGATCTTTACTCATCCCACTATTAGCTAGTTTCACTGAACAGTTGATTTGATTCAGTTTATCAAACAGATTATCTTCAATATAAATAGTACCGTTTGTTTCTATCTCGTTATATACAGATTTATCTTGATACATGGTTTTGTCGCAATGCGTGTCGTAAAACCATTGTAAGAAGTTAGATATCGCGCGTTGGTTTTTTGGAATTGTTGGTTCCCCTCCGGTCCATATCAAGTTGACACGACCTTGTTTGATCCAATCTAATATATTCTCTTCTTTCCATCTGTCCACTAGATACTCAAATGACTTCTCTAAGCCTTTTCTCCATACATACTCGGTATCACACCACCATGTCGCTTCACCACTCTCTACCATACTCCCGTCTCTACCACCACACATCAAGTTACATGCTTTGAGTCGGATAAAATAAGCTGGAACACCGCTCGTGTGACCTTCGCCTTGTACGCTATAAAAATCTTCTGCTATGTTTAATGTATCTACTTTCATATTTTAAAAGAGCCATGAATTGGTTGTTTTGGCATATTTAGGGTCAACCCATTTACCTACTACTTTACTTGTACCTGGAGTTGAATTATCTTGTGAGGGTTTTTCCGATTCAGTATTTGGTACTGGTTTAGGTTTTACCTGTTTAACTTCTTGTTCAACTTCTTGGATTTGTTCTGTATCGAGTGTTGGTGCAGTCTTCGGGTAGGATTCATACACCGCGGAATTGTTTTCATGTTCAAAGACTTCTACTCTGACACACCTGGCTCTCATGTTGGTCAGTATTCCAGCAAAATTGTCCGCAGCTGCATGACACCATTCCGCGAATTTTTCAATACCCACCCCATCCATAATTTTTAAATCACATAATCCATTTTTTTGTAAATCTACAAATTTATCCAAATGAGGGTCATGCTTAGATATACATGTAGTATGGTCAAATTGATCTTGTAACAGTTTCTTCAATTCCTTCAAACCACCGAAGTCTACGACCCAGTTATTTTCATCTAATTCATCAGCTGCAAACCAGAATTTAGCAGTCAACCGGTAACCGTGTACATATTTACAATGACTCTTTGCTAGCGGTTGTCTGAATGCGCAGCTACCTAATTCTATAATTTTGGTACTATAATACATATATACATTATAGTATAAATTTACACAGAAGTCAATTACCGATTACAAGTTTTCTTATTATATCAAAAGATTCTTCTAATCGCTTACGGCCGCGCCGGCGACGCCTCGTCATTTTATCTTTATCTGTTTCTTTGGATTGTTTGTAACTTTTCTTCGGTAACGCACTACCGAATTGACCAGGACCTGGGGCTTGTTTAGAAAAGAATTTACCTCTTTTAGGACCAGAGTGGGTGCTGTTGGGTTGTTTTTGTGCACCGGGGTTGTATTTAATATCATGACTTGTTGGTTCATCTTCAACATCTTCTTTGAAATGTTTCAATTTGAACTGATATGATGGTGATAGTATATTCACTTTGTATCTTGTGTATATGTCTCTTGCAAGATATTGTAACACTGAATCGTATTTATTAAGACCAGCTGGAGCCGTGTATTTTTCTCTAGAACCTCTCCAATATTTTGGAGGATTCTTTGGATCTGGGCGCTGGAAAAATTCACCTTCTGCATTGCCCCATATAAGATCCGAGTGATCGGATAGACCAATCAACTGACCAGTCGGTCCTTTCCATGTGTTCACATTGTAATATTCCCCTAATTCTGTCCTTATTTCCATCGCTTTGTTTTTGAATTGATCTCTGACGCTTTGTCTTTCTTTCTCATCTCTATAAGCAAAATTCTTACTCGGGCCCATGACTCTTGACCCATAGTCTGTATCTACAAATAATACTTTCAAATCCTGTTCGGTGAAGTCTGGCCAGAAGCCCCAACCAGCGAAGTGCTTAAAAGCATTTTTGGTTTGATCATTCGCTATTCTACCTAACACATCTAATATGTCTGCTTCTTGTACAACGTCTTTTGTTGGACTATTCAACATGGCGCTCGGACTAGGTTTCGCGAGTGTACATTTTGTGTAGCCGGTTATTAGTGATGTTATGTATCTCTCTAATTTTTCATCTGACATGCCTTCATCTACATCAGGTTCTCCTGGTTCACGTTCTGTAGATTTAACCGGGTCTGGAACAGTTTCTGGTGAAGATGAGGGTGGTGATGATGTATCGCTAGGTGCTGGATAATCACTACCTACAAATTCAACATTATCATCTGGATCTATATCTGAGTCATCAGGACCTCCTTTGATATCTGAAGCCCATTCCGGACGTTCATGGGCATGAGCATCCATCCCGGTGTAGTATTTCACATGATTTAAGATATTTTGTTTATCTATATCGTTGAGCTTAACACCGGTTTGTTTCTCAAATCTTCTAGCAGCTTTTTTGTATCCTATTTTGATTTTCCGGAACACTCTGTTCGCGGCGTTGTAACTTTTACCTAGTGTATCTCCTAGCCAATCTATAAAACCTTCATCCAAGCCATGTATTAAATTTTCTAGTTTGTTGTTTGTTGTTAAAGACTCTTGCAAGCTGTTACCTAACGCTAAAGGTGACCCACCCGAACTACCAGATGATGATCCGGAAGAACCAGTGTTTATATAACTACCAGAACTATGACCAAGAGCAGGTGTTGAGGAACCAGAGTGACCAAGAGCAGGTGTTGAAGAGCCTAGATTTCCAATTGCAGTTATAGCTTGATTACGAGTGGCAGATATCGATAGACCAGATTGAACTAGACCATAACCTAAAGCGGCCATGCCTTGCCCGGATGGGATGTTGGGTGGTAACGGTGCTATATTTATAACCTCGGCGATGAAGTCATCATCTAAAAATATTTTAGGTATGTATGATCTAGGTATCTTACGGACTAGTTTCAATCGACTATCCCCATCTCCCGGGTCTGAACGTACTAGTGTACCATAATGACCTCCTACTTTTATACGACGAGCTTGTTTGTTCATTACGGTGAACCTCTTTACCATGCGCTGAACAGTGGGGTGATACCATAAGTTTTTTGGAATTATCACTTTATCATTATCAGATTTTGAATACTGTGGTGTGTGACTATGTACATGAGTACCATAGTTGGGTGCAGATGTACTACCACTAGATGTACTACCACCACTAGAGGTTGGAGACTTGTTATGACCACCAGACCCAGAACTACCGGTGGATATTTTCCGAGCGTAATTTTTGACTTCCGCTGGTGGCATGTTTCCCCCGGGAATGATAGCCGGAGGGTTCATGGCATCTTTTGCAGAACCACCACTATATTGCACCCCTGCTTGTGTACCTTTCGCGAACCGGCCATCTACACCCCGTACATATTTACCGGCGGGTTGGTGCACTTTCGATGAACCGTCAGTATTTATACTGTCTATTTGTGGTGCGTTTGTGGTGGTGGTGGAATCTGCTTTGCTAGCGTATTGCGCTCCGGATTGGTTACCTTTTGCAAATCTTCCATCTGCCCCTCTCTTGGTACCTTCTTTAACGAAATTAGGTTGTACATTTTTATCTGTAGGTGCGGTCATGGGTCTGACATCCTTTTTATCACTAGGGACAATTGTTTTTACTTTAAGTTGTATGGGTTGTAAATCAGAGCCTTCAGTTGTAGAACCAGGGGCAGTACCATATAATACCAAGTTCTGTTTACTAGCTTTATCGTAATGATCAAATTCAAAGTAGTATGGATTTCCTGCAGCTCTAGCAGTTGTGATTTTACCAAATCGTCTCAAATTACCCTCTTCATCTTCATATAGATCTTCCGCGACAGGTAACACTGGAGCTCCTTTTTTAGCAACACCAGCCATGGATTTTAACCTTCCGGCGCCTCTCATTAAACCCGGGATAATACCTCTGCGCTTTTCTGAACCATGTGTACCTATACCTATCTTTGAGTACCCGGTTCCTCCTACACCATCTAAACTCTTTTCTGGTTTTCTATTTTCTATATCATCTATATTAACCGGGCTTCCGTCCGGGTTCACCGGTGCACGTTGTTGCTGGTCTGGTTCATCTCCAGTGGCTTTTAGTGTATCTTGTTGTTGTTGAGCTCGTCTCTGGTCTTCCAGGTCTCTTGTGACTTTCCGGATCTCATCATCTTCCTGTTTTCTAAACGAACGGTTCTCGTTAAGAGGTGGTTTAACTATATGTTTAATTTTATTAAATTTTTTCATGACATTAAGAATAATTTACACATTTTAGCGAATTCATCTCTTTCCACACCTTGCTCTTTCATGAATGATTCCAGATGTTGTATGTCACTAGAATTTATGATATTGTACATGGATGATTCATCACAATCTCCTTTATTTTTACCCATAATATAATCTAACGCGAACTGCTTGAACATTTCAAATGTTCTACCAGCTGCTGGTTCCACTTCATCTGGTTCCATATCAACAACACCATCGTCTTGCATGTCCGGTGCCATCAACATTATTCTCAGCATGCCTTCGTTTTCTTCTATGATGTAACCTTCATATGGGTAACTCTCCACTGGGTTAGATCTATCTAGAGGGTCTGTTTTCATTCGAACTCTCTTCAGTGTTGTGTTGTTGAGAGCTTGCTCTAATATGTTGTTAAACTTCACTACAATTATTTATACATTTAACCTTGAATAACACTATAACATACTGTATAATCATGGTATGGAAAATATAAAACTGCCGTTTGCTAATGGAAACCATCCACGAAGCGATGAAGAAAAACAACAGATAATAGAAAACGCAGCTAAAGCATACGAGAAGTACATGGACGCTTTAGGTTTTGATTGGAGATCCGATCCAAATAGCGCAGATACACCCAGAAGGGTGGCCAAGGCATTTGTCAATGACCTGGCTGCCGGTTGTTATGATTCACCACCTAAGATTACTACATTTGATAATGTAGATCAGTATGATGGGTTGGTATTTCAAGGTAACATCAAGACAAATTCTTTCTGCTCTCACCATCACCTACCTTTCATAGGGCAGACACATGTAGCATATATACCGGGGAAAGACGGTAAGGTTATAGGTTTGAGTAAGTTGAATAGAATTGTTGAATGGTTTTCTAGAAGGCCTCAGGTACAAGAAAATTTAACCATGCAGATTCATAAATATATTGATAAGGTTTGTGAAGATAATAATGGTGTGGCAGTTCTAGTTGAAGCTAACCATACATGTGCTGGTTTGAGAGGTGTTAAGCATGACAGTACTATGAAAACTGCGCGCATGAGCGGGGCTTTTCTTGATAAACAAGATATTAACACAAGACAGGAATTTTATGATTTTGTTAGAGACTTAAAACGATGAATAAATTAACACAAGCAATTGAATGTTCCACTGGAACCTGTGGTCATATGAGCCATCAATTATTAACTACAACAAGTATATTTTTACTTGTCACCATAGCAGCATTTACTTTGGTACATTATTTTATCAAAGACTAGCAAGTATGTTTTGTACTTGAACCGGGTCGACATGTTCCGGAATATCTGCTATTATAGCGTTAGGATCATCAAAATTGTTACGTATATTTGACGCACTGTACGGTGTACCGTCAGTTTTATCGAGTACATCCACCGCGGTTAGTTGAGGGTCCATAATATCAACATTTAAATCTTTACCGGATGCCCATTTTTGAGCTCCACCCCAACGTTTCCAATCGTTGTCTTTTTTACTAGCACCAAGTATCACTCGCTTACCACCTAATGATTCTAATGCTTGGTATGCTGCCCCTACAGGGCTAGGCATGGTGCTTATCTCTACTGATACATTTGGTAGATTACTTACATACAATTCAAAAATTCTCTTGGAGATCTCAGGAGTTATTATTTGTCCAGTTTTAGTAACTCTTTGGCTTTTTGCACCAGGCGCTGAAATTAATACAACTACATCTTTAGCCATCCCGGAGTAAATGCTCACCATTTGATAGTGTCCTTTGTGAGGTGGTTTAAAGCTACCAGGTACCAGAGCTATATCAGCCTGTCGATTGACATAGTCTTTGAATGTTGGTATCATAGCTGCTTTTTACCTATATTTTTCATAAAGTTATCCGAATTTTTTGTTGGGGTCGAAATTCGCTTTGCTAAATTCTAGTCTATCAACTAATTTCACCGCATTACCTATATGATCTACCGCGACAAAACCTTCTGGTTTTGTTACTTGAAAGCTACCATCCTCTTGTTCAATAAAGC